TCAAATCCCACCCTCGCCACATATGCTGGTTGTTTTTGTTTAAGAACCACATATATGGTGTCAGTCGACTCTTCGGCACAAATGTTAAAGAAACGTTTTTTGATAAGCCATTGGTTGTTATCAGGTAGACCAATGGCTTATATTTACGATTTTACGCTTTTTAACATTCGTGCCAACACATTCTTGCTGGGTAACTGTGGATGACTGGCGCTGGCTTCTCACTTCAGGATCCGCGTGTCCAATTATCTCTTCACATAGACATGACTCTCAATGGAGTGGAAAACCTTTCCTTAATTGGGGATGGCTGCGGTACGGCATTGGCTACTTCTACCTAAGCACCTGCTCAGGATACCATAGACAATTCCCAGCCGCTTCCTTCCTTAATAGGGAAACGGGGGGCTGGGGGGCTTCCCCCCTGGGGGGTGGTGAGGGGGGTTCCCCCCCTATGTCTTCCCTTATTTTTTATATATTGCCCATCTTCTATAAAACTGGATCCTGTTTTGTGCGGCGCCTGCTATATATATTTATAGTTCCTTTATTATGGTAAATAGTCTCTTAGGTATTATCTGTAGTAGATATATTTTCTTGTATACCAACAGTGCTTTGTATTTCGTTGATACTAGTGTAACTTTTTGTCCACCGTGTTTCCTGACTAGACGTTATATCAGCTCTCCACTACAACACCAACAACAAGCTATATACGTTGATACTAGTGTAACTTTTTGTCCACCATGTGGCACAGCCGACGAATTACTCCGCCATAGATATTATTGCCCTTGTATGCTATAATGCTAGAACATTAATCCTAAGAAGCACATCGACGCCAAGCCGTGTGCTTATTTAATTTAATCCAAAGAGTAGGAGTAAGTCCAAGTCTGGATAAACCAAACTTAACATTTTTCGCGCATAGACGTTTGAAGTAGGTAGATGGGGGGGACAGGGAGTCGACTACCCTGATAGTTTCCTTGGACTATCTAACCCCCCTTCTAGCCATCCTCAAGGAGATGAAACATGCAGCGCTTAGGTTATATCGAGCACACGGATTTGAATATCCAGAGGGCCCTGGGCCAAACAGCGGCTCAAGTGTACGCCTTAGTCAAGACATTCGCCAAACTATCAGATGGCGTGTGCTCGGCATCTGGGATCACAATCGCAGATCAGCTGGGGCTGAGCTGGAAGTCGGTAAGTCGAGCACTGAAGCTCCTGGAACAAGAAGGCCTGATTCGGTGCATCGGCACATCGCAGGAGCTGAAGACCAAACAGTATGTCCCTGTGCGGGGTGCCTGGAAGAAGTTCCAGGAAGACCAAGACCAGGAGCAAGAAGCAGAACTTTCAAAAAGCAATAAGTATCGCAGGTACGGCGGGAACAGGCCAAACAGGAAGCCCAGTCGGACTCGGGCCGAGCTCAAGCAGCGTCAAGAAGCCGTGACCGACTTCCACACGCACATCGCTATGATCAACCGTTTTGACAGTGATACCGATCTCTTCGGGGATCCTGAGACACCCGAAGAACGGGAGCTTAGGCGGAAAAAGGAAGACCAGCTGCTGGTATATCTTGGAAAACTGGCAGGAATGCCTCGTGAGCAGTTGGATGAGCTCCTAGAAAGTCGCCGAATGCGAGAAGCACAACGACGGGTGCGGGAGGTGGCGTATGTCAGGTAATGTGGACTTCTCGAAAATCGCTACGCCCGTACATACGTCTTTCCACGTGGAAAATCGTGACGGCACTGCACGGCCAATTGTCTACCCTGTGGTTGAGGACAAGTACGGCGAGGAGGTATCCCAGCTATTCAGTGCAATTCTCGGGTACATCCTTAATGACGGCGGTATCTGCTACGCTTACAACTTTCAACTCGCAGAGGTACTGCCGAACAACCCCAAAAAGGACGTCATTGAAAGGTACCTCTCAAAGCTGCGCGGGTCAAAGTGGATAGTCCAGGATAGTTATTACGATGAGCAGGCCACGCCCCGTGGCGTTAGGATGATCACCATTCCTGACAAGTTCCTGGTCAATGTAATGAAATATGCCCTTACCGAAGGGTTTAGGGTCGAGAAGCAATTGGAGTTCTTGGTAGCACAGCTACCGAATGTAGAAAGGGGAGGTAAGTAGCATGGGTGTTTTGAAGTTGCTGGTGCGGAGCCGTAAGTTCTGGTTGGCAGTTTTCGCTGTAATCCAGGCTATTGTGTTCCAGTTTGTTCCTGGATTCCCAGAAGAAGTCTGGCAGAGTATTGCCGCGTTGGTGATGGTGCTGATCGGCGCCATTGCTGTGGAAGACGCCGCAGAGAAGGCTGGATTCAAGAAATAGTCCAAGCCTGGATAAACTGACTTAACATTTCTGGCTCCTTTCCGATTGTAGGTAGTAGAGAAACCACTACCGACATCGGAAGGGAACCATGATCATCACATTATCGGCAGAAGATCTGGAGGTAGGAAGAAGGGAAGGCATCAGGCGCCACGTCCATAGCCGTCAACGGGGGTTGAAGTCAAATTTTTACGACGAAGGCAACGAGATGGATGTGCTTGGGGCCCAGGGGGAAATCGCAGCCGCACAGTGTTTGTGGATCCCATTCGAGCCGAAGGTGGACACGTTCAAAGCCGCTGATATCGGGGTCAATTTACAGGTAAGAACCACGCCTCGATCCAACGGTCGGCTGATCATTAAAAAGGGGGACAATCCAGACCACATTTACATTCTTGTCAGGAAGCTGAGCAGAAATGATTTTGAGGTTGTTGGCTGGATCTTCGGGCACGAGGGCCAGAGGCCAGAATACCTTACTAAGGTAAGGCACGGTGGCAGTGTTTTCTTTGTGCCCAACTACAAGTTGAAGTCGATTGACGATCTTTTCGTCAATGATGAGTTCCGTAAGAACCTTGCGGAGATCCTGGTCTGAGGACTGGGGGGATTACCAATCCAGAACGGTAGCGTCTTAGTGTCATGAATAGGGATCATAACTATCTCGAGGTCGTGCCGAGACGTTTACGGATCTGGCTGGTGATGGCAGGAGGTTGATTAATGGTATTCACCCGTAACCGCGCTGGGAAAGACAACCAGGAAGAGGGCGTCGCACTGCTTATGTGGGAGCCGCCTTGGAGTCGGGAGCCAGGGTATCACTACTTCAACGGAGCTATTGTTGATTTGAAAGGATGGCGGAACGTGACTGTCGATAACAACAAGCTGGATCCAGCAGTGCGGCAAGAAATCGTTCAAGAGGTAAATGCGGTGGTTACTGCCGCGATGAGTGGCCTGACCAGCCTGATCCCAGTTCTGGATGAGCGGTTGACGCTCTTACGGGAGACCAACGAGCGTTTGCGGGAAGTGTCAGATCGTAATAATTGATTCTTTATTTCTACTCGAAAGAGGATGGTGCACCCAGCACCTAACCTGGGGGAGGTAATTAATGGAAGAAGAAATAGGTATGGATGGCCAAGTTGCTGAGGGCACCCAGGACAACAGTGAAAATCTGGACGGAGCCGTGTTGACCACGGCGCAAGTGAATAAGATTGTCCAGTCGCGCCTGCAGCAGCAAAAGAAGGCCCACGACAGGGCCCTGCAGCGGCTTAGCGGTGAACTTGAAGCTCAAACCTTATTGGTATCCGAGTACGAAGAGGCACTATCCCAGATCCTCGCTCATCAGGTAGGGGATTTGCCTGAGCCGCTTAAGGAGCTGTTCGACAAACTGTCGACCCACGAGAAACTTGAGTGGGTGAAGAAGCACGGTCAATCCGAAGAGGTGAGGGGCTTTGAGAAACAAACGATCCCTGCCACGCCGAGGGGGGCCGAGGCAGAGAAGAAGTTCAAGCCCAACACCAAGAACGTGTTCAAAATCTAGTTGTGCAAGATAATGAGAATTATCTTACATAACACATAGTGAATATGGAGAGAAAACAAAATGGCTGATGTTACTGTCGCTTCTAACGCCAGTATCGACCCAGTTTCCACCCAGAAGGCGCCTTTCATCAGTGGCCTGGTGGCTGGTGAGGATCTTGATGCCGCCGCACCTTGCTACATCAAGAATGATGGGAAGGTCTACATGACCGTCACCACGGTGACCAACGGAATTGCTACCCAGGCTGCCTATGCTGGCTTTACGGCCAAGAGCTACAAGTCGGGTGAGCCTGTGACGCTTTTCGGCAAGGGTGCTCGGTTCAACTACTCATCGGCAATGACCCCTGGTGCGGTGTTCTTCGCCTCGACCACCGCAGGTGCCCTGTCCGACGCGGTTGTCCTCACCAACGACGTGTCGCCTCTGGCGATGGCCATTTCCGCCACGGATATTGTGGTTATCCGCTAATTACAGTTACTGGGAGAAGTAATCATGGCAAATTCTGCTAATACTGGTATCTACGGTGTCGACGATCTTCTGGCCGTGCGTAACGCCTCTGCTGCGGAGTTCGGCTACGACAAGATCTTTGATGCCCTGAAGGCTGATCTGTCCTTCTACAACGGGCTGGTGCAGGAGCAGCTGGGCCTTTTCGCCGCAGATGTGACTGAACAGAGCCGTGTGTACGGCGGCTCCGTGCTGCACCAGATGACCGAAGTGGATGAGTTCGGTGTTGCGCCTGGCCAGAAGGCCTACGTCACTGGCGACGTGTCCTTCCCGCTGCGCCTGTTTTCGAGCTCGATCGGTTGGACTCAGAAGTACCTGGACATCGCCACTCCGAGCGAGTTGATGAGTGAGTACCTGGCCGTTCGTGGTGGCCACTCGTATGAACTCAACAGGCAGATCCAGAAGGCGATTTACAACAACGCCAACTACACCTTCGTCGACAAGATGACCAATGGTGTGTCGTTGACCATTCGCCGCTTCGTCAATGCCGACAGTCAGGCCATCCCTGACTTCAACGGCGTGAGCTTCGATGGCTCGACCCACACGCACTACAAGGCGCGTGTTTCGACCCTGGCCAACTCCGACATCGACTCGCTGATCTCGAACGTCACCGAGCATGGCCACACTCGCGGCTTGATGCTGGTCATCTCCCTGGCAAACAAGGCCACGATCACTGCCTTGACTGGGTTTACCCCGCTGGGTAATGCTGTGATGGTCTACAATGCCACGGACACCACCAAGGTGGCCCTGGACAACACCGACTTGAACAACCAGCACATCGGCTACTGGGGTGACATCCCCGTCTGGGTCAAGCCCTACGCGGTGGACAAGTACGTGCTGTGCATCAGCACCGAGGGCGAAAAGCCGTTGGGTTTCCGCCAGAGGCCACAGGACTCCCTGAAGGGTCTTCGCCTGGTCTCGGAAATCCCTGGGTTCCCTCTGATCTCGAAGTCGTTCGAGGCCGAGTTCGGCGTGGCCGTGAACTCCCGCACCAGCGGCGCGGTTCTGTACATCGGCGGCACGACCTGGGCCAACCCGACTATCGCCTAGTCTCTCAGATCCTGGCTGTGGGGTGTTCCGAAGTGGTACATCCCACAGCTCTTAATCAAAAGGAGGGAGATTTATGGCATTAGCGGATTATCTTGAAGATTACCTCGGTGGCCTGGCTTCGCAGCTTGGCTGGAACAGCGGATCCTACAGCTTTATCGTTTCGGAGGCCCTGCGCCTGTATGGCGTTTCGACCGAAGCTGAGGCAGTGGATGTGAATAAGCTGTATGCACTGGCCAAGGTGGCGCTGTGGGAGGCCGTACTGCGAGACATCTCTATGGACTTCGACTACAGCTCGAATGGGGCCAGTTTTAAACGATCCCAGGCCGTAGAGCAGGTAAAGAATAATCTGGAAGATGCCCGAGCAGCTGCACAAGTGTACCTGCCCGACTACTCCATTGACACGGGTTCTCTGGGCGGGGATCAAGTCGATCCATACAGCAACTACCCATACTGGCTGAGGTGACATGAGACCGTTATCCTCGGCTGAAATTGGCAGGATGGTAAATAACACGGCGTCGTCGTTTCCTGACGCCTGCACAGTGGATGTCCTGTCCACGACCAGGAACAGCTTTGGTGAGGAAGTGAGGACGTTCACTTCGGGTTCACAGATCAGCTGCGGGTTTGAGCTGGTTGGTGGCGTGGAAGACCGTTCTGAGGGTCTTGTAGTCACCCAAACCAGGGCGTGGTTCAGCCTTCCGCTGGGAACCTCGATCTCGATTAAGGACAGAATCACCCTTAAGAAAAGGTACGACCAGGCCGTTAACCACCAGTTTGAGGTGGTCAGTGAGCCTCTCAAGAACCTTGACTGTGTTCGTGTTGAGTGTGTATTTGTGGGGGTGTAGGTGGCAGGCATACGCGGCGTAGAGGAGCTCAACAGGAAACTTCGAGCTCTTGGTGAGATCAAAGTAAATCGAGCTCTATTGGCTGGTGCCCTGAAGCTGCAGCGTCTGTCCCAGAAAAATTCACCAGTGGATACGGGCTTCTTACGTGCTTCGCACAGCTCAAATGAGACCGACCAGGGTGCTGAGATGGTGGTTAGTGCTGAATACGCAATTTACGTGCATGAGGGAACGGTGTACATGCGCGGCAGGGAGTGGATCAGCAAAGCCATAGATGAGGGTATGTCGGAGATCGTTGGAGCCGTGCAAAAGGAAACGCAGAGCTTGATTAAGGACGAGGTGGATTAGCGTGGCGACTTTTGAGGAGACTCTGGTAAGCGTTATTGAGGTGGGCTCAGACATCAAGTGTTACCCCTTGGAAAAGCCGCAGGGCATCTCCACACCTGTTGCCGTGTACAGGAGGATCTCCACGGGGCGAGGGCGGGTACATGGAGTAAAGTCGACATTCAATCGTGTGCGGATGTCTGTGGTTGTTTACGGACGTACATACGCCGACGTACGGGCGGCAGTGTCGACCATCAACGGCCTGTTGGACGAGAACAAGACCTCCTTCTCTCTGGCGTATTTATCTGACCAGCAGGATTTCATTGAACCAGACGCTGGTCTTTTCTTCACTTACCTGGAATATGTGCTCTTCGGGCACATGGATTAGGAGTAGCAATTAATGGCAACTTTGGCTGAGTCAAATTACGGCACCCTTCTAAAGGTAGGGGATGGGGGTGCTCCCGAGAGCTTTGCAGTTATCGGCGAGGTCGTGTCCCTGGATCCGCCTGAACTGGTGAATGAGGCTGTTGAGGCAACTCATCACAGCTCAGGTGGCTGGAGGGAGTTCGTTTCGGGTGGCCTAAAAGAACTGACCGAGTTCACGGCCACTGTGAATTTTGTCGATGCCGATATCACGGCTTTGTATAACCTGGCAGTGGCTGGAACTATCAAGAACTACAGGATCGAGTTTCCTGATGATGGATCCACGACCTGGACTTTTGCGGCGCTGGTCACAAGCGTTAAGCCACTCGCTGCGGATGCTGGATCCCCTGAAGCGCTGCAGGCGGAGATCAAGTTCCGACCCACTGGCGCCAATGTACTGGCCTAATTAGGAGATCTACAAGATGACCCTGGCAAAAACGAATTACGGTACCCGCCTCAAGGTAGGCGCTGGTTACACCACGGATGTGGGTGAGGTGGTGTCCATCGACCCGCCTGAAGTAACGCATGAATCTGTTGAAGCCACGCACCACGGCTCAGGTGGGTGGCGAGATCACGTGGCTGGTGGGCTGAAGGAACTCACGGAGTTCACGGCCACCATCAACTTTACGGATACCTACATCGCCGCGATTTATGCCGACCTGGCGGCAGGCGCTGAGAAGAGCTACCAGATCCAGTTCCCTGATGATGGCGCCACGAAGTGGACTTTTAGCGCCGTTGTCACCAAGCTCAAACCACTTGCTGCTGATGCTGGCTCACCTGAAGCCCTCCAGGCCGAAGTGACCTTCCAGCCGACTGGCGCCAACGCGGTAACTTAAGGAGAAAATTCATGGCGTTGAATCGGAGTCAAATTTTATCGGCCAAAGATCTTCCTATTGAGGAAGTAGCTGTTCCTGAATGGGGCGGCACCGTCTTCGTGCGAGGCATGAACGGAGCCGAACGTGACGCCTTTGAGCTTTCTGTGATCGACCAGAAGCAGAAAGGCAAGGTTGACCTGAATAACATTCGGGCCAAGCTCTGTGCCCTGACGATCTGCGACGAGAGCGGGGAACGGATCTTCTCAGAAAAAGATGTAGCAGCTCTGGCCAAGAAATCAGCAGCTGCGCTGAGCCGCGTGTTTGTGGTGGCCCAGCGCTTGAGCGGCATGACTGAGGACGACGCTCGGGAGATCCAGCAGGATTTTTTATCAGGCCAGAAAGGCGCTTCTATTTCCGACTAGCCCTCCAGATGGGGATGCCCGTTGAATACCTGCTAAAGAATATCTCTGCTCGAGAACTTACCGAGTGGATGGTGTACTACCAGTTGGAGCCCTTTGGCGAAGAAAGAGCTGATTTACGGGCTGGGATCATAGGCTCCACCATCGCAAATGTGAACCGAGGTAAGGGAGGAAAGGTATTCACACCGCAGGATTTCATGCCCAAGTTTGCTCGACCAAGACAGACCTGGCGGGAGCAGCTTAAGGTGGTTGAGCTTCTGAATACCGCCTTTAATGGTGAGGACAGGAGAGTAAGGAATGCTTCTTGAAAAGCTAATCGTTCCGCTCATTGCCGACATCGACCAGTTTAAACGGTCTCTGGCGGAGGCGGAAAATCTTAGCAGCACCAGCGTCGGGAACATCGGAAATTCCCTGTCCAGTATTGGCAGTAAGATGACCAAAACAGGAGCGGTGGGTACAGCGGCACTAACAGTGCCGCTTATTGCCTTTGGTTCTGCCGCAAAAGATGCCGCGAGTGACCTGGAAGAGAGCATGTCCAAGGTCAATGTAGTTTTTGGTGAGAGCGGGAGTAATATCGTTGCTTGGTCAGAGACAAGCGCCGAGGCAATGGGAATCAGCCAACAAGTAGCCCTTGAGGCGGCTGGTACTTTCGGTAACCTGTTCTCAACGATGGGACTCGGCGACGATGCTTCGGCGAATATGAGCACATCGCTCATTCAATTATCCAGTGACCTGGCCAGTTTCAACAACATGGATCCGACTGAGGTGCTCGATAAGCTAAGATCTGGCCTTGTTGGAGAAACCGAACCACTCCGTGCCCTGGGAGTCAACCTTAGCGCTGCTGCTGTTACTGCCAAGGCAATGGAGCTTGGTCTCGCAGATGCGAATGGTGAACTTTCAGCTGCCGCCCTGGCTACGGCTCGTTACGAGCTAATCATGGAGCAGACAGGCCTTGCCCAGGGGGATTTTGCCCGAACATCAGATGGCGTGGCTAACCAGACAAGAATCGCTGAAGCCGAGTTTGAAAACCTGAAAGCTCAGCTTGGTGAACAACTGCTACCAGTGATGACCTCGCTACTAAACGCTGCTCTGCCGATCCTTCAGTGGTTTAACGACCTGGATCCAGCTACGAAGAAAACGATTGTCACAATCGGCGGTATTGTGGCGATTATCCCGCCGATCATCACTGCCCTGGGTGGGTTGGCGACGGGCGTCAGCGCCATCATCGGCCTGTTTGGTGCAGGTGGTGGCCTCGCGGGTGTCGGTGCAGTAATCAGTGGAACCGTGCTACCTGCGATTGGTGGAGCCTTGACCTTCCTGGCTACGAACCCTGTTGGGTGGTTGATCTTGGCCATTACGGCGCTGGTTGTAGTCATCAAGGTCTTTGGAAAAGACGCCCTGAACACTGTCAAGATGATCTGGGAGATTGTCAAGCACTACTTTGGCCAGGTGGCTGATTTCTTGAGCAACACCTTTACGAAGGCCTGGGAGGGGATTAAAGACGCCATCCGTAGTGTGATTGAGTGGGTTCAGAAACTCATTGACAAGTTCAAGAACATCAAGATCCCTGATTGGTTGACGCCAGGATCCCCGACACCGTTTGAGATCGGGTTGAGGGGTATCTCCAGCGCCATGAAAGAGGCTTCACTTCACGTACTGCCAAAGTACACGGCCAACCTGAGCATCAATAAAAATGTCCCCGCCACCTCGGCTGTTCGGGGTGAAAACAGTGAACTTGCGGATGCCTTGAAGGCGGCAAGGGGGCAGCAGATGGACGAGTACAAACTGGCTGTTGCGATTCGAGATGTCTTGTTGCAGGCGACGAACTAATGGCGGTATATCCTGAGTCAATCAACTTGGAGGTCTGCATCGCCTACCGCAGCTCAACTCCTGAGTGGGTGGAAATCACCAAAGACGCCATCCTTGATCAGAAGGCGAGTTACGGTATTTTTGGTGACAAGCCTACAGACAGAGTCGCTTCTACTGGAAGTTTTGAGTTTATCCTGAGAAACGACTCAAGCGCGATTTGGGGAGAGAATTGTTATCTCCCCTTCTCGCCAAATTTTGTTAACTTTAAGATCGGTGCGGCTTTCCGAGTAAAGATTTCCTACGATGGCCAAACGTACGTGAAGTTTTTCGGCCATATTGCTAGGATTGAGGTCGATTCTACGTCGCTAAAAACCAGCCGCCTGAAAATTACCGCACTGGATTGGTTTGACTACGCTGCAGTTCACGCAGTGAACCTTCCTTCCGTGGACTACAACAAGCGGATTGACGAGGTTGCTCAGACCATTGTAAGCGCCATGCCAATCCAGCCCTTGAGTACTCAGTATTATCAAGGCGCTGATGTCTTCCCAACAGTGTTTGACTCCGTCTCGGCTAACACAAAAGCCACGAGTGAACTCGCCAAAATCGCCATTAGCGAGATGGGCTATATCTACATAAAGAGGGACAAAACGAATGGGGAGCAGTTCGTTGTTGAGAGCCGTCACACGCGCAGCTTGAATAAGGATCTACCGAAATTACCTGTCGGTAATCCGTTTTCTGGGCATGTCCTACTTGAGATCGGCGATAGTCTGCTCCTGGAGGATGGTGGCTACCTGCTGCTAGACGAGACCCAGGACTCCTGGATCAATTCAGGCGTGGTGTCTGTGGGAGTCTCCTACGGAGACAACTTACTGAATCGTATTCGAGTGAGTGTCTACCCCAGGCAGGTGGACACGATTGAAAAAGTGCTGTTCTCGTTGAGTTCTCCCATCAGCCTGGCGGTAGGTGAGACTAAGGTATTCAAAGGCACCTTCCGAGATCCGTCAGGCGGATCGTCGAAAGTGAACGGCATTGACATGGTTGTGCCCGTGGCTTTTACGGATTACAGGATGTACACAAACCCGAATGGCACAGGGACGGAGATCACCGCTGATCTAGATGTAGTTGCCCAGTACGGCGCTGAAGGTGTGGAGTACACCCTCACCAACAACAGCCTTATGACTGGTTATGTGACTAAGCTGCAGGCGCGTGGGAAGGGCGTGTATCTCTATGATCAGATCGAGTACAAAGCGTCTGACACACCATCAATTAGCACTTACGGGGAATACCCGCTGAAAGTCGACATGAAGTACCAGGCTGATACTACAACTGCGGTGGCTGTAGCCAAGAACCTGCTTCAACAAAACAAGGAACCGAAATTGGTTCTTAACAAAATCAGTTTCCTGGCAAATCAGTCCGATCTGCTGCTGCAGGCCTTCCTAAACCTGGACGTCGGTGACCTGGTCTACCTGGCAGATCCGTCTGCAGGAATTGATGGGTACTTCCATATTCAGGCTGTTGAGTACATCCTGTCACCTGGTGGAATCATCCAGTTTTCATGGGATGTTCTTGATGCCCTCTCGTCGTCTGGAAGTTACTGGGAATTGGGTATCTCGGGCAAGTCGGAATTGAACACCACAACTATTTTGGGCTTCTAAGGGGCACCTCTATTATGGCAAAAAAGGCATATCGAACTTGGAGCACGGGTGAAATTGTCACCGCTGCTCAACTGAATGAACAGATCAGGGATAACGGCAATGCGATTTGGGTGGGCCTGGCACCTGGGGATATGGATTATTACTCAGCTGCTGATGCCAAAACCAGGATCGGCATCGGCACAGAGACGCAAGTTCTGAAGGTGGTGAATGGGGTACCTACCTGGCGGAGCCTTTATGGTTGTCGAGTTTACCGAACAACTCCACAGCTATGCTACGCAGGAACCGAAACAGTCATTGACGCATTTGATGGAGAGACTTTTGACTCTGGGTATCATACTGGGTCAGCAGGGTTTTTATCAGTCCCATCTGGAATGAGTGGTGCTTACATGATCCAGGCCAATGGGTATTTTGATAACCACAACATTGCCGCCAAGTTGCGAGAAATAGGAATCCGAGTAGGCTCATACGTTGTTCAAAGGCATTCCACTGTTAATCCAGCTAACGACACGGCCACGCACTTGAATATCTGTACTATCTACTGGCTTAATGTCGGGGATACAGTGTCTCTCTCAGTGCTACAAGGCGGCACAGATCCGCTGAATTTCCGCAACGCCACCTTGTCGTTGATCAAGTTAGTATAGGTGAAACATGGCAGATAAGAAAATAACTCAACTTACAGAATTAGCATCTGTTTCAAGCGTTGATTTACTTCCCATTGTGGATGACCCGAATGGTTTACCTGAACTGAAGAAAATCACAGTGGCTAATCTTGTAACCGATGGAAACCTAAATCTTTCCGATGTAACGACCAATAATGCTTCTACTACGAAACACGGTTTCTTACCGAAGTTAACAGGTGATGCGGCTACATTTTTAGCAGGGGATGGTACATATCAACTTATAGAAAAAGCAGATGGTTGGACAAATTCAGAAGATACTTGGGTTTATGTTTCTGCTTCATCTTTCAAAGTCACTGGTAAAAATGTGACCTCTATGTTTAGAAAAGGCACAAAGATAAAACTTGTTCAATCTTCTACCTGGAAGTATTTCTATGTAGTAAGTTCAAGTTTTTCAACTGATACTACGATTACTATAACAGGCGGTTCTGATTACACATTAGCTAATTCAACCATAAGTTCACCAAGATACTCATACGCCGAAAACCCACAGACTTTTCCGCAGTGGTTCAATTGGACTCCTACTTTGACGGGTTATGCTGTTAATCCTACGAATACGGTTTATCGCTTTAATATTTCAGGTGGTAAAGTCTTTGTTTCGGTTCGTGAAGTAACAAACGGTACAAGCAACGCCACAACTATCCATATTACTTTACCCGTTACCGCTGCTACGATTACTAATCAGATTTGGATGTATCCCGCTGCTTATGTCGATAACAATGTAATTTCTACAACTTGGGGACGTGGTGTTATAGGTTCTGGAGATAATAAGATTGTCTTCGGTACTAATCCAGCACAGCAAGACGGGTTTACAGCCACAGCTACAGGTAAACGTATCTCCAACTTTGAAGGTTGGTATGAATTTTAGGGGTATTCATGGACGACAAAGAAGCGCTTATTCGTTTAGAGGAAAAAGTTGACACAATCCTGGATCGGCTAAAAGACCTGACCAGGATAGAAGAGCGGGTTCGTATCCTGGAGACTGTGACACACGGTATTCCTGACATGAAAGATGACATCAAGGCATTGGAATCCAAAAGCAATACCTGGTCACTGATTAACTCTGTTGGTGTGGCTCTGGCTGGGCTGTTTGGTTTTATCGGAAAGTAGCAATGGCAGAAAGAAAGTGGCCTCAAAGGGGACGTACCGACGAAGCGGTTTTGAAGGCTCTCCGTGAAAATAATTATGACATTAATGAAACGGCGAGGGCGTTGAACTATGTTCGTCCGAAGGGGCTTGTGGATAGGATCAACGCAAATCCAGCTCTGAAGGAGGAGGTGGAGCAGCACCAGGCCACGAGAAAACGGCGACGCTTCTCGTCCATCTCCGACGAAACCTACATCAAGGCTATTTACGAGGCCAAGGGCATCAAATCCGTTGTGGCGAAGCTGCTTGGTGTGAATATCTCAGGTGTCTACACCCGTATCAACAATAGCCCAGAGCTGCAGGAGGCGGTTCGTCTTGCCAGCGAAGGATTTAAGGATGTTGCTGAGACGAAGCTGTTCGAGCTGGTTGAGGCGGGTGATTTCCAGGCAATTAAGTTCTACCTCTCGACCAGGGCACGGGATCGTGGTTACGGCAATAAAGTTGAGATTAGCGGAACTACGGATGTCAATTACAACTGGAATCTGCAGGTGCTGGGCGTTGAAGAGCTACTAGCCCTCGAAGCCCTGGCACGAAAGGCTCTTCCAGAGGGGAATGAAGATGTCATCGACGCCAGATTTATTGAAGATTCTGCCGAGACTACCACAGATTGAGGCTGAAATCTGTAAACGCTCTCTTTATGAGTTTACTCGCAGAGCGTTTCCAGTAGCCTATCCTGGAGAGACTTTCCAGGACAACTGGCACATCAAAACGATCTGCGATTACTTCGAGGCTATGGACGTGGGCAAGTTCCAAAACCTGATCATCAACATCCCACCTCGGCACATGAAGAGTGTGATCTGTAATGTTATGTTGCCAAGCTGGCGCCTGGCCAATAACCCCAGCGAAAAGTTTATCTTTGTTACTCACAGCCAGGAACTGATCACACGAGACACGAACAAATGCAGGGACTTGATCGAAAGTGATTGGTACCAGGAGAGGTTCCCACAAGTCAAACTGGTGAAGAAGACTGAGGCCCAGCTGACAACTTCCCTGGGCGGTTACAGGCAGGGCTTCGGTATCGCAGGCGGTATAACGGGTACTGGTGCCAACTGGGTTGTGGTTGATGATCCTATGAAGGCGAGTGACGCCCGAAGTGAGGTTGTGAAAAACCAGGTTAACTTCATTTACGACAATGCCATTTTCAACCGTGTGAATGATGTTCAGAAAGATAAGCGCGTTGTTGTTATGCAGCGTCTGGCCCAGGATGACCTGACAGGTCATCTGCTAGACTCTGGCCTTTCTTTTGAGCACCTCTGTCTTCCGCTTGAGTATGAGGGGATCCGCTTCAAGAGTAGCCTCGGGTTTGAAGACCCACGAATGAACGGAGAGCTTCTTTGGGAGTCTCGATTTCCAAAGAAAGAAATGGAGGAGATCCGCCGTGCAATGGGTGAGCGGGACTACGCTGGTCAGTATCAACAGAGACCTGGCACGGCTTCAGGCAACATCTTCAAAAAGGACTGGTTCTCAAAAAGAGAAGCACCGACTAGATACATTGCGAGGTTCATCAGCCTGGACACTGCCGCAGCAACGAATGAATCCAGCGCGTATAGCGCCGCCATAGTCGGAGAGTTGTTGCCAGATTACCGCCTGTTCATCCGTCATGTCTGGCGCGATAGGGTGGAGTTCCCACAGCTGCAGAAAAAAGTTGAGGAGCTCGTGGGCACCTGGGGACATGACCTCCACGCCATTGTTATCGAAAATAAGAGCAGCGGGATCAGCCTCATCCAGACCCTGCAACAGTCGTTGCCACCCGACGTTGCCAATAAATTGGTGGCTTTCAACCCGCCCTCTAACCTGGATAAGGACGGGCGGTGCGGATTAGCGAGTCTCTGGTGTGAAAACGGCTCAGTGACTTTGCCGCCGCCGAGTGACGCCTTTGACTGGTTGTTTGACTTTGAAGAAGAACTATTTCTGGTTCCCTCGAGTCGTTATCGTGACATGACGGATGCCTTTGCTCAGCTTATTCTGTACCTGGAAAACTACTTAGCCTCTGGTCACCAGGCACGTTCTAACTAGGAGACACTATGGGTTTTATGAGTAATATCTTCGGTAAGACCGATCCTTACAGTATGGCCAACCTGTCCGTGCATGATGTGTACGAAAAGCTGATGGCCTACTATGATAACGCCCCCTATGCTGGAGTCCAGGCGACAAGTCACTGGCAAGGCCAGTGGCTCGAGGCAATAAAACCGCTCAGGACATCAGTGCATCGTAGCGTTGAGTTCTTTGTGGCCAGGCTATGCCAGGGAGAATTGGTTATTTCTGCCGACAAAGAGGCTGCGCAAGATTCCATTGAGCAGTTCCTAAAGTGGTCGAATTTTGAGAGTAAGAAACGCACCTACATCCGCAGCCTGGCACTGTTCGGTGACCTGTTCTTAAAGGTTGTTTCCACGCGGAAAAAAATCTATTCGGAGTCTATCGACCCGCGGAATGTGACCGACTTCAAGGTGGATCACCGTGGCTTTATTCAGGAGATCCGTATCGACGTTCCGATGGTGGATGACCAGCGCCAGGCCTACACGTACACCGAATACTGGAACAAAGAGTACTTTGCGAGTTGGAACCACCATTACGGGGCTGGGGCATCTCTCGAGCAGCTTGGGGAGGCTGATCAGTTCTTCTTCCTGGCGCAAATGGGTATCGACTTTGTGCCGATTGTCTGGATCCCCTTTAATCAGGTTCCAGGCAAGGATCGTGGCGAGAGTTGTGTATCGCATGCGCTGAGCAAAATTGATGAAGCCAATCGGATCTCGACTCGGCTCCATCAGATGTTGTGGCGCTACAACAAGCCGACTTTCGTTGTCTCCGCCAATGCCGTGGATAAAAACAACCGACCCCTCCCAGCTCCTGTGATCAAGGGGAAGAGCTCGAGCGAAGAGCGAGACCTGGACATTCTTGAGAAAGAGATTGTCTACCTGCCTGGCATGACGTCGATAGAGTCCTTGATCCCTCAGATCGACTACGCAGCTGCACTGAGCGTGGTTCGTGCGATGGAAGAAGAGATCGAAAGGGATCTCCCCGAGCTGCGCTACTTTAGCCTGAAGGAATCAGACCTGAGTGGTAAGGCAATGAAGACGCTCCTGGCTCCATCCTTGGATAGGGCAGGCGAGGCCAAGAGTAACCTCGAAGCTGGTTTGGTCAGGCTGAACGAGATGGCGCTTACGATCGGAAAGTTTCTTGGGCTGTTTCCTTCTGTAGGGTCATACGAGAACGGCGACTTCGGCCACGCAGTTGACCTCGGGGATGCCTTTACCACGGATATGTCCGAAAAAGCCAGTGAGCTGAAGGCCCTCACCGATGCGGGTGTTCCGCTGGGTACGGCGATGAAGATCTGCGGATTCAGCGAGGAGGTCACGGCGGAAGCTGTTGCAACGAAGAACCAGGAAACCGACAAGGCGCTTGGACGGTTCATCCAGAACTTTAATGAGGTTTAGTGATGGGAGAATCTTACTGGAGCCGTGCAATTGAGCTCAATGAAGAGTATCTCAGGAAAATAGATTCCCAGGATAAGGAAACCCTCAGCCTGCTCACAGCCAGGTACACCGAGCTCATGGATACCTTGCAAGGCAGGATCCTCGAATTAGCCCAGCTGAATAACATGACCCCCGACCAGGTTAGGCTGTCGGGGGTCTACCTGGATTACCTGGATGTGCTTGAAAGGCGCATGCAGGCCTTCGGCTTATACAGCGAGAACCTGATTAGTAATAAGCAGCATTTGTATGTTCAAATGGGTCTCAGGTTCACGCAAAGAACGATCTCCCTGGTGGATGTGAATTTTCAGAAGCTGAATATCCAGGCGCTGGATTTTTTGATCGGCAGTAGCGCGGATGGCGGCAGGCTTTATGACCTGCTGGTCAAGTCATATCCTGATACCGTGGACAGGATCACAAAGACCTTGATAGAGTCTGTTGCCATTGGTAGAAATCCAAGAGCCACGGCCAGACTGATTAACATGGACATGGCAGGAAACCTGTCACGGGCCCTGAGAATATCCAGAACAGAAACGATTATGGCCTATCGTGAGGCGTCAAGGCAACAGATGCTCGTCTCTGGCCTGGTCAAGGAATGGGAAAGGATTGAGCAGGATGACGCCTGCACTTTCTGCTCGGAGAGGAACGGGAAAAGATACCCATTGGACACAGTGTTTGAGACCCACCCTAATTGCAGGGGCACGATGATACCAGTAATCGGTTAATAATGACATTACCAGAATCACCCATTTGGCCAAAGTGAAGAATATATCCCAAGGCAAATAAAACCAAAAACAAGAAGTCCTATGCCAATCAAGATTCTAATCCAAATAGCCTCTTCCACTAAAAACGGCATAAGGATTGAAAAGAAAATACATAATTCAATATTTAGTGCGACTAACCCGAATAAAATCTTTATCGGGTTTTTGGTATTTGGGACTCGTAGCTTCATTTCCCACCCCATTAATCATTGAGTTTGGTCTGAGTGACATAAATAGCAACTGTTGGTTATTAGGAATTGTAAAGCTCTGGTTACTTTGGCAGTGTCATTTCCCTTGTTTTTGCTGTGGAAGGTAGATTGGAACTGAGAATTTTAGGTGACTTAGAGTTTGGTTTGAGGTTTCTCCCTTACCTTGAGCACCTATAGAAACTCCACCTCCAAACACTCCGACACCTACCTCTCCCGATATGGCGTTTTGTGCTTAAAAAGAGCTACTTGACCAATGGAGTGTTGAGGCCAATGCTCATAAGCCATTGGTTGTGGGTTCAAATCCCACCCTCGC